ATTAAGAGCAAAAAAAGATAAATTATTTTGGGATGTTTGGGATGGATAGTTCGCCACCATGTATCACTCTTTTCGCGGACGCGAACGTCGCCATATTTGAAAGCCCTGGTTAATCGCAATCAATAGCATCAATCAATCGGGATCATTCAATCTGCAATAGTCAAAAGGCGCGGCAACCCTTGGCTATTGTCGTCGTTGTCAATAATTATTGGTTTACTCTTAATTTTTGACGGTAGGGGGTGGCAAGGCAGGGGCACCCCGCCTTTCCGCGACCGGCTCACAGTTGGATGGGACCACAACCCGTATCTCACTACAGTTGGAGAACTTTTATGGCTAAAGCACCAGCGAAGAAGGCATCGACCAAGAAGGAACCGGCAAGGCGTAGGGCCAGGGCCAAGAAGGATGATGGGACGTTTATGGCTGATGATCCATCGACGCCTGATGTTAATGAGGCTTTTGTCCAGGAACCGGCGCCAGAGGCCCAGAGAGAGGCTCAGAGGGCCGTTGGTGGGCGGTATCTTGGTGGCAAGCTGATTGGCTAGAGTTGTTGTCCCTGACGTTCTGGACGCCACACAGTGCGCTTTGCTGGCGAAAGAGGTTGGGTATAGGGATTTTAATGACCCGCTTGTTTGGCCGATTGCGGAGCAAGCATACAAAAGGTTCCAGGTTGATCTTGATGACCCGTCTTATGTGCGCGTTGAGTGCCGCAAGGAAGGCCATGATTGGCATTTGGATAACGGGCCGCATATGCCGTGGGTTGAGGTGTCGGTATCCGTTTTGCTGACAGAACGCCCTGCCGATGCGGTGGGGGGGATTTTACAGTTTCACGACATTGTGCCGGACCAGAAGCCTGGGGAGTTATGGATGTGGGATACACAGGCAGAGAACCGGCACAGGGTTTCCAGCCATGATGGCTGGAGAGTGTGTTTACTGATGTTTTTGCAGGGGCAGAATGTCGCAGCCTAACAGAGTAATCATCCCCTACACGCCCAGGCCGTTACAGCAGACGTTCCATGAGCAATGCCGACGGTTTAACGTGGCGGTGTGTCACAGGCGTTTTGGTAAGACGGTGATGGCCATCAACTGGTTATTGCGTGAAATCCTCACCTGTGACCGCAAGAGTGCCCAGGGGGCTTATATCGCGCCGACGTATTCAAGTGCCAAGCGGATAGCCTGGGTTATGTTGCGGGAATATGCGGGGGTAATACCGGGGGTTAAGTTTAACGAGGCCGAACTAAGATGTGATCTGCCGGACGGCAAGCGGATATGGCTGCTGGGATCGGAAAATCCCGATGCTCTCAGGGGGTTACGCCTTGATGCTGCCGTATTGGATGAATATGCGGACATGAATGCGAGGCTGTTTCCAGAAATTGTCCGGCCCGCATTATCAGATTTTGGCACCGGCAAGTGTTTGTGGATCGGAACACCCAGAGGCGATAACCAATTCCGAACGATTTACGATACGGCCATTCGGAATATGGAGGACGGCGATAACGAGTGGTTCGCCATGCGCTTCCCTGCCAGCCAGACAAAGATTATCCCTGAGAAGGAACTGCAAGCCGCACGGGATACGATGGACGAGAGCCAGTTTGAACAGGAATTTGAATGTTCCTGGTCAGCAGCCCTTGTGGGCGCCTACTACGCCAAGACACTGGACAGGATGGAATTGCAGGGCCAGATCGGATCGGTCCCATGGGAGCCGAACGCGCCCGTCTGGACGGCTTTTGATCTGGGTATGCGGGACAGTACAGCCGTATGGTTCGGGCAGTCCATACGCGGGGAAGTTGGACACAGGATTATTGATTATTATGAAAGCAGCGGCGAAGGATTGCATCACTACATTGGCCACCTTCGCGCTCAACCTTATGTCTATGGCGATCATTATTTTCCTCATGATGTTCTTGTGCGTGAGTTGGGCAGTGGCAGCAGTCGGTACGAAATGCTCCAGGGTCTTGGGGTACGGCCAACCATTGTCGCCAAGTTATCTCTTCAAGACGGGATCGAAGCGGTGAGAGCCTTGCTCCCTACCCTGCATTTTGACCGCCAGAACTGCGCCCTGGGGCTGAAGTATTTGCGGCATTACCACAGGCAGTGGAATGATAAAAACCAGACGTGGCGGGAAAAGCCCAACCACGATGCCAGTTCCCATTCTGCCGACGCCATGCGCTATGCGGCCATAGGATTACGCGACGGCGATGCAAGTGATTATGCCATGATGGCACAGACAGGGCGCCAGCCTGGGGGCCAGCCCGTGGTGATCAGTGATTACAATGAGTTCGGTTAATATTATCGATGCCCGCTATCCTGATGTTGTTGAGATTGCGCGGAATATGCGTGAACTGGATGCGGAAGAAATATGGCCAGTGACGCATGCCCAGACGCCGGAAACACTGGCAGTGGCGACTGTAGCTGGAAACGGCTTGAAGTATGTTGCGCGTTGTGGGGCGGTCCCTGTCGCTACCTGGGGAGCATCGGAAGTCCGGCCACGGGTGGCCAGCGTCTGGATGTTCGCCACGGACAGGTGGCCGAAAGTGGCACTCAGCGTGACCCGCCACATCAACAGGACGGTGATGCCGATCCTGATGAGCGCGGGATGCGTGAGAGCGGAATGCTGGAGCCATGACAGCCATCATGTGGCCCATCGCTGGCTGGAACTGCTAGGCGCCGTCCGCGAAGCCACCGTTGACGATTACGGGCAGAACAGAGTGCCCTATCACTGCTATAGCTGGACCCGAACCCGATTGGAGAACGATGATGTGCATTGGACCCTTGGCACCCAAGGTGCCGAAAATGCCCGCGCCAACGCCACCGCCGACGCCCGAACCCCCGCCCACGCGGGATGATCCCCGTGTCAACGAGGAAGCGCGGGCGTTACGCCGCCGTCGGCTGGCTATGAAAGGCCGGAAGTCCACGATCCTGACGGGATCGATGGGCGACGAAACCGAAGCCAATATCGGCAAGACTTTGTTAGGAAACTGATATGTGTGTAGGCCCGCCCGACCCACCAAAACCGCCACCCCCGCCACCCCCGCCTCCTCTTATTGAAACAAGTCTGCCGCCAAGCGACAGCGGGGCCGGAGCGCAAGCCCGCCGCCGTGCGCGTGTTCAAGCCGGTGGGCGCCGATCCACATTAATGACTACGCCATCAGGCGTTTTGGGGGAACCCAACATCGGACGGCCTACTTTGTTAGGAGGATGATATGCCAAAAGGCAAGGGAACATACGGAAGTAAGCGCGGCAGACCGCCGAAGAAGCCGAAGCCCAGGGGGAAATAGTTTGTGCGTCCCTGGTATGTACCGGCAATCGGGCGGCAAGAAGCTGCCCGCATCTTCTATGGGTGCGCGGCTGGATAAAGCGCAGCGGGATGCCACGGCCAATTACGGTGGCGGGTCCGCTCCGCGTAACGGTGTGCAGACAACATTAATGGGAACGCCGCGCAATACTGAAGTGGCGGCAATCCGCAAGAATACGCTTTTGGAGGTCTGATGGCTGCTCCTGATACCAAAGAAGTTTTTACCCGCTATGCCCGCCTCAAGAATGACCGATCCGTATGGGAAGGGCATTGGGAGGAAATAGCCGAACGTGTTCTGCCGCGTTCGCGCATATTCACGGGTGAGTTGACAGCGGGCGATAAACGCACATCAAAATTATATGACGCCACTGCTGCCCTCGCCTGTGAGCGTTTTGCTTCTGCCATTGAAAGCCTGTTGACCCCCCGCGGTTCCCGCTGGCACCAGTTGCGGTCCACTGATCCCGTTCTCAACCGTGACCATGATGTCCGGCTTTGGTTTGACCAGGTCACAAGTATCATGTTCGGCTACCGCTATTCCCCGAAAGCCAGTTTCTCCAAGGAAATGCATGAGGGCTACATGGCCCTTGGTGCCTTTGGAACGGGCGCTCTTTTTGTTGATGAGCATCCCGATGGTGGCCTGATGTACCGGCAAGTCCATTTGTCCGATCTGTATATTGCCGAAAACGAAATGGGCCGCGTTGATACGGTGTTCCGCAAGTTCCAGGTGACGGCACGGCAAGCGCTGAGAATGTTTGAGGACGGCGACCTGTCCGACAATCTTCGCAAGCAAGCGGAAGACAAGCCGGACGACAAGGTTGAACTGATACATCTGGTCTGCCCGCGTACTGACCGCGATATGTCCGCACGGGACCGGCGTAACCGCCCGTGGTTCTCTGGGTATTACGAAGTGAAAGAACAGCAGCTTATAGAGGAAGGCGGCTTTGACGATATGCCTTATATTGTCAGCCGTTATGTGACCGGCCCGCG